AAGGAGCCACTAAGTGCTTGATGCTGACCTAATTCGGCTGTTCCGCTCGACGCTTATAAGCGGTCTGGCGATGGTGGGGTGGGACTACCCGGTAGTACAGAGAAGTCAATCAACGCAACAAGGCATACCTACAGAAAATGCTGTGTATTTTCAAAAACTGTTTGACAACAGATATGGCATGCCCTGCATGGTAACCACTGCAGGACCTTCACCAACACAGAACACAGAAACAACAACGCAGCACATGGAAACTACTTTTCAAGTGAGCGCTTTAGTTATCCTAACTCCATCGATGACGGTAAATCAAGTAACCGCCAGCGATATATCAAACTATTTGGCCAATATCCTTCAGCGAAGAGATACAATACGCAGGATGTTGGCCTCAAGTAACGTTAACGTGCTTAGAATCCAAAAAATAGACAACACTTATTTTGAAGATGACAGACATCGCAACGAAGCATGGCCTACTTTTGAAGTAGTTCTTACGCACCAAACCGTAACCAGTGTCGTAGTTGATAGCACTGATAAAGTGGTGCTGAATGTATATCAAGTGCCCGACTAGGAGAAACATGTATGTCAATCGACATCACTAAGTATATCAACATCACGTCCGGTGTGGGTGCCGGGGCTGGCGTGGCGACGCGCCAGCTAGTAGGCCGTTTCATCACTAAGTCAAGTTTTTTGTCTCGGGACACCATCTTCGAGGCAAAAAGCGCACCAGCGGTTCTGGCTAAATTCAACAATGATGTCTCGTCACCTGAATATCGCCGAGCATTGGCTTACTTTAAATTCGTAAACAAAGACGTCAAGTCACCGCCGATGATGTCTTTTGTGCGTTGGGACACGACTACGTTCATTCCGCCAGTGTTTACCGGTAATTCAACACCGAAAACACCGACTATTTTGAGCCAGATCCAAGCAATGTCTGCTAATGCTGGATTTCAAATTACATACGGCTCTGCATCTGCAGTCTCCGTTCGATTTGATGCCCGCCCAGCATCAAGCTTTCTTGATCTTGCCCCGATCATCCAAACAGCTATTCAAACAGCAGCGGCTGGCATCTCTGCCCTTGCGGGGGCCACGGTTGTTTACAACATCTCGTCCAACCGATTGATCATCACCGGGTCGACGGGTACGACTGCAGGGTCGATCATCATCACAGCAGCTGCGTCTAATGATGCGTCAGTCCTTTTGGGCTTTGCAGATGGCGATTTTACGTCTTCAGCAGGTCGTGTCGGCGATAATGCTGTGCAAACAATGGACCGAACCACCAACAAGAGCGATAATTTTGGCTCATTTGCCTTTATCGATGCGCTTGATGACTGGCAGTCCTCTGTAGTGGGCAACCGCCCGCAGGACGTGGCCTTGTGGAACGCTGCGTTTAACAACAAATTTATCTTCTCCCACTACGTGACCCGCTCACAGGCCACCCAAGCATGGTACGCTACTTTTATGGGTATTGGCGGCTGCGGGTTCACTTTGACCCAAGATAATGGTGGCTCTCCATCTACTGACTCAGAGCTGTTCCAAGCTCAGTCTCCTATGGAGATTTTGGCTGCGACTGACTACACGGCTACCAATGGTACTCAGGGCTATATGTACTATCAGTTCACCGACCGTAGCTTCACTGCTGACTCAGAAGGCAACTTGGTTGCTAATGCCGGGTCTGTGGGGGACACTGCAGTATCTGATGCCCTTGATGGGATCCGCGTGAACTACCAAGGCGTCACTATGACAGCCGGTCAGCAGATCGCCTTTTATCAACGTGGCGTTTTGATGGGCGGCGCTACCTCCGCCACCGACATGAACACCTACGCTAACGAGATGTGGCTGAAGGACGCATTTCTGTCCAACATCCTCAGTCTGTTGTTGGCTATGAAAGTATCTGCCAATGAAATCGGACGCGGCCAGTTGTTGCTTAATATGCAAAGCACCATCGATACCGCATTGACGAATGGTACTATTTCTGTGGGTAAGCCTTTAAATGCAACACAGAAAGCATATATCACGCAGATCACAGGGTCGGACAAGGCGTGGCACCAAGTGCAGGTCGCCGGGTACTGGATCAACGCCACCCTATCATCAACGGTTAATGCGCAGTCGTCATTGACTGAATGGCAGTTTAATTACACCTTGGTTTACTCCAAGGACGACGTCATCCGCCGTGTGGTTGGCTCTGATGTGCTGATCTAAGGAGATATAAATGCAAAACGTAAGTGCTTTTGGTTTTGTGGCCACAGTTAAGGCTAGCAATACCTTTCCGAATGGCTTCCCTCTGACTATGTTCGCAGATGATGCTGACCCTTTTGATGTGCCTAGCATCCAGATTGCTGACAAAGGGATGGGTATCAACGGTGACATGGTTCACTGGTCAAAGGCTAATCCCATCACCGTTAGTTTTAACGTCATCCCCGGTTCCGAGGACGACGAGAACATGCGTGTGCTGTTCGAAGCCAACCGACCGGGTAAAGGTAAGTCCATCGCCAGTGATGAAATAAGTATTTCTGTCATTTATCCGGGTGACGGGGCAAGATCTTACACTCTGTCCAAAGGTATTCTGACTGATGGCATGCCAACCAATGGCATCCAGCAGTCACAACGTCAGAAGTCAAAAACATATAACTTTGCATTTGAGGGCATCACCTCGGCTTGACAGAAAGTTGTGTGGATGGTATAATAAAGGACGGGAAACCGTCCTTTTCTTTAGGAGAAGAAAAATGACCACCGCCGCTACGGCAGTAAACCCATCGGACCATGAGTCGACACCATCGGCATTAAATAAAATGTTAAGAGATTATTTTCTTAACATCGACGACTGTTTACCGGCGGTGATTATGTCGTACGACAGGGTCAGTAACACTGCAACCGTGAAACCACTAGTAAGCCGGATCACGGTTGACAACCAAGTAGTACCAAGGAACCAAGTAGTAGGGCTGCAGGTTTTCTCGTTTGGCGGGGGTGGTTATCACCTAAACTTTCCTCTAGTGGCTGGCGACCTAGGCTGGATAAAGGCGTCTGATCGCGATCTAGACGCCTTTAAAATTAGCCTATCTGAAGGTGCTCCTAATACATGTAGAACACACACATTCTCGGATAGTTTATTTTTACCTGACGTGATGCGTCGATATGTGATTAGGGGAGAACATGCGGATGAAATGGTGCTGCAGAGTGTAGACGGGAATAATAGGGTGGCTATAGGTCAAGGTCGCGTAAAAATAGCTGCAGGCGAAACCTACGTCGAGTTAGTAAATGGTAAAATAACTCTAACCACTATGGGCCTTCTTGATGTGGTATCGGCAGATAGCCGCTTTTCCGGGAACGTCACCATAGCAGGGGCTACTGTTATGCAATCTGGCTTTACATCCAGCGGCGGTGCAGGCGGTTCATCTGTTGATAGTCTCACTGTGGCCGGTACGGCTGTAGGCGGCCACACTCACTCTAACCCTGAAGGTGGGCGCGTAGGCCCATTTGGATCGTAAATTATGGCTCAAGTAGGCTCTACATTAGGCGCTGCGTTAACAAACCGGAAAGCATACAAAATATATGATATGCTGTCACCTTCGTTATCAGAGGTGATAGGGCTTAAAATAAAAAGCGCACAGGCCACCCACCAAGCTGACACCCCACAGCACCCTACAGAAAATGGTGATTTTTTAACAGACCATAAGATCATCATGCCTAGGACGGTTCAGGTAGAAGGTTTCTGCATAGACCAAGATTCATACAGCAAAATGCAGCAACTATTTAATGACCGAAAAAATCTATATGGAATACAGATAAAAGAGATCATCGTAGAAAATTGCACGTTCGGAGAGTTTATTCCGGTCCGTGATTCTAAGGTTTTAAATGCGATTCCCGTTTCTTTTACTATGCATGAAATAACGCAGGCCGCGTCATCAACTACGATGACTCAGGACAAAGTAAAGTCCCCAAGTGATGCCAGCACAGTAAAACGCGGGCAGACTCAAACAGCAATGCCTCCCGCCGATCAAGCCAGAACTATGATGGCATCAGGCGTAGGTAAATAAGGAAAATCATGAAAGAATTGATACTCAACGGGAAAACTTACCGCATCAACAAATTCGGGGCTTTAGCAGGCAGGGCCATTGTGGCGCAATACCCACTAAGCATGATGCTGCACAGCAAAGAGTACGAGCGCAATGAAGAAGTTATGCTGCGTCTGATGACTCATGTTGAAGTGGTGTTATCAGACGGGACTGCCCAGCCATTGAGCACCCGTTCCTTGATTGACAACCACATCGCTGATTGGTCGGATTTGGTGGCTATTGAAATTGAGTCCCTAAAATATAACGCACCGCAGTTCTTCGACGGCACCGCCAAAGGGATCCTAGGAAAGGTAGAGTCGTGGATCACGGTACGGTTGACCAAAGTAATGGGCGACGCCATCGGTGAAAATCTACGTGATGTCCTTAATCAGGGCAAAGAGGATCAATAATGGATAATATCGGCGGTTTTGGCACTATTATCAGCCTAATTGCAACTAAAACCTTCCCGGTAGGATTGACGATATCTAAATTCTCGGATGATGTCTCCCCCATAGAGTTCAGTGAATCTCAGGTAGCAGATCATGAATTCTTGGTTGATGGTGACATCATATCATTTGAGACAGCATCGGCGGTCACTGTTAAAATAGGGGTTATAGCCGGTTCTGAAGATGACGATAACTTAACTATTATGCTAAGTAGTAACAAGTCAATCTTCAGAATAGGCGGTATTCCTGACTTGATGATCATGAGCATCCTGTTCCCTAACCAGCCCCCTATCGTGTTAGATAGGGGGTACATCAGAAGCGGCCCGTTAGGCACTTCGATGAGTGAAGCGGGCAGAGGAAAGGGTAAGCAATTCGAGTTCATATTTGCTGAGTGCACAACAGCCTCAGTAAAAGGTTTAATATCAGCTGCGGCCAACGCTGCTCTGTCTATATTCTAAGGCTTCGAGATGCTATTTGATGTATTCTATGTAAAGTACGAAGTAGACAAGGCTGATACCGAAAAAGCTATCGACGCAGTTACCAACAAAGCGGAAAAGGCTAGAAAAGCCACCGAAAGTGCTGGTGACAAAGGGATCAAAAGCGTAGAAGATGCCGCCAAGGGCGCGTCCGACTCCATGAATAGGGCGGGGGATTCAGCGGATAAATTCCATCAAAAACTTGAAAAAGTAAAAGATGGAGCGATAAAGGTAAAAGGGATTTTAGGCCAGATAGGCGATGTGGGATCCATGATCAGTAAGGGCGGGGTTCAAAAGGTCCTGTCAGCTGGCATGGAACACGCACAGTCTCTTATGAGAAAGCCAAGTGCCGCTTATGGCGCAGGAGGGGAAGAAGTGGGGGCCACAGCGGCGGAGGCTGCAGCTGGGTCAGGAGGTATGACGGCAGGTGGTCTCATGGCCCGGTCTCTGGCCCTTCTTGGCGGCCCCGTCGCCCTTATTGCTGCCGCTGTTGCCGCTGTAGCCGCTGCGGGCGCATGGGGTGTTAAGTCAGGTCATGTCATAGCAAAAGCGTCGGAAGAAAAATACGGAAGCACCAAAAAAGACGCTTGGGCAGCAGGTATGAACACCCAAGGGCTTCTAAAACACCAGATAGCTGGCGAGAACCTAGGTATAAGCCGTGAGGACAGTTTAAAAGGGCTATCAGGGCTTAATGAAAAGATAAAAGAGGTAGCTCTTCATCGCGCCCAGCCTATGGGCGGCATCGACATGAGGACAGGCATTGATACCAACCCTCTGTCTAGATTAATGCGGTCGAGAGGTATCAAAATACAGACTGGTAAGCATCTGGAAGGGATGGACCAGATCTGGAAAGTTATTGTTGACGACCTCAGAACAGCCGCTCAAAAGCAAGGTACAAACTACGCGCTGGCCAGAGCGACGCAGCAGTACGGACTTGACTTCAATCAAGCATCCAAAATAATAGAAGCAACGTCCGATCAAGTAAAGGACATGAA